CAGTTTCTGACAAGGGCACTGCCGGGTGAGGGCCTTGGAATCCTTAGCCCCAACAGAGAAAGGAGGACGCCATGTCCTCCATCCACCAGCAGCATCTTACTCCAGCGAACATGACAATGATCGAGACCGCGCTTGCGCGGGTCCGGTCGCTGTACAACCTGAAACCGGGCTCCGATGAGGAACTCCACGTCGCCGCCGTCATGGTGGGCGAGTTCCAGATCGGCAATGCGACCGAGACCGGCCTGTACAATGTCTTCCTCTCGCCAACAGATACGGCCATGCATTTCCGACGAAAGCAGCAGATGCGCCTGGCCATCCAGCGATGGGAAGATGAAGGCGGAGCAACGCTGTTGGCGGCATAACCCGCCAACATACTCAACCTCCCGTCAGCCTCCCCTATCTTTGCCCCTACGACGGATTTCGAAAAGTTCGGGATGCCGGCAAGATCAGGACGCACGAAAATCTAGACGCATTTCGAATCCGGGGCGAGGCCTCCAGTTTGGGCGCCGGAGTCAGCGCGTCCCGGTCGCCAGGCCAACCGGCCAAGCTCCTCCCAAACCAAACAAAAAAGCCCGCCGGCCGGAGCCAGCGGGCTATTACCTGAGACGCGGTACTCGAACACAGCCGCACGCCGAGAATGACCGGCGCGGGTGAAGGAGCGGTTAAGGCGGCGGCCGGCCGGTCAGCGCATACCACGCAGCAGCGGCGCCGGCAGCCGCGGAGATCAGGGCCTTTCCTATGCCCCATAGTGCCCGGCCGAGCGAGCCTGCGAACACCACGCGATCACGCACCCGCTCAAGCTCGGCAGTCGTCGGACGTATGGCCTCGACGCTCTTCTCGACGGCCGCGAGCCTGTGCGTGATGCCGATGATCTCGCGTTCCGTCCGCTCCTGTGCCTCATAGCCTCGGCGCCGCCCATCCGACGCCGCCTTTTGCTCTTCGGCGATGGACGCCAGAAGGCGCTCGATCGAGTTCAGGCGTTCGTCAAGCCGGGCAACCTGTGCAGCAGTGCTATTCGGCATGACGTCGCCCTCTCACCTCGTCATAGAAACCAGCGCAGCGTGTCACGCGGTCGTTGGCTCGACCGAGCGCCCGCTCGGACTTGAGCAGCGCCACGTCCAGCCTGTCCCCGACCTTGACGCCGGACGCCTCACGGCGGCGGCAGTCGGCCGGCAGATCGGGCAGTGCGGCGACGCCCAGCGCCTCGTCGACGAGATCTGCCCTCGCCTCCTCGCCCCGCGCCCGGCCGAGCCTGTCACCGGCCGAGGCGCAGGCGCTCAGCAAGATCGCCATCGACAATGCAGCTATCGGGCGCAGGCTGCGCCTCCAGTTCGGCGATCTCATCGAGCATGTTCCTTCTTTCGATTTCGGCATCGGCCATCATCTCGGCGAAGCGCGCCAGCGCGTCGCGATCACGCTCGGCCAGGCGCTCGCGCTCGGCCATGATCTTGCGCAGCGCCTCCTCGCGCGCCGCGGCCGCCTCGAGCTCGGCCGAGTGGACGAGGTCGGAGACCGCCCAGTCGACGGCGCGGCGCACGGTCGATGCCTTGTCGAGATGAAGCCACAGGCCGGCGGTCAGGATCAGCCACAGCGGGATGGTAATGCCGAAGGTCAGCACCGGCAGGATATGCCGCGAGAACCAGAGGCCGATCATCCCACCAGCCCTTCAAGGCATAGCTTGCGCTCGGCCGTGCGGCGATTGACCAGCCCCTTCACGGTGCGGCCGCCGGCTTTGACCCACATCATCAGCGCGTCGCATGCGCCGCGGAGATCGCCCGCATTGGCGCGTCGCGCCATGGACGAGCCGCAGAAGCCGCCGACGCCGATATTGTAGGTCGCGGAGACGAAGGCCACATAGGTCTTGTCAGGCAGGCTATCGGGCGCCTTCAGGCAGCCTCGCATGCCCGCCTCGTGCTCGGCGAGCGAGCCGATGAACATGACGTCGCATCGCTCCTTCGTGAACTTCATGCCCGGCCGGATGCCCTTCGTCTCGCCGTAGCAGGCCGTCCACACGCCGACGACGTCCTGATAGGCGTAGAGCCGCAGGCCCTCCCAGTTCCCGACGAAACCGATGGCGAGCATACCGAGCGCGGCGGCCGCGCCCGTGCCGCCGGCGACGAGCCGACTACGCTTCATGGTCGAAATCCTTCTGAGCGACGAGGCGAGCGACGAAGGCGCCGGCCGTGGTGAGGGCGGAAAGGCCGGCGAAGACGCCGACCGGAACGGGCACGAGATCGCCGGCCAGCGGCAGCGCGACCTCGATGCCCGAGAGGATGCCGGCGACGATCATCAGGCGGATGCTCCACGCGCGGCGGAGCACCCGCCGCCAGTTGGCAGCGAGGCGCATATGAATCTCCTGTTCTGGTGATGGAAGAAAGGTCAGCGCAACCGAACGACGGCCGCGGCGTTGCTCCGCTTTGCGGAGGATGTTTCGATGGCTTCAGGCTGGTGGGATCAGCGGGTGCAGGTCATGATCGGCAACAGCACCACCTATACCGTTGCGCGCCCGCTCCACGCGGCAGATCTGCTGTTGAACGATTGGCCGGATGTGCGCGGCCCAGCCTACGAGCGGGCGGCAAAGGCGATGATGGCGGCTATCAACGATCCCGCCAGCGACAGCCTCAACGTTGCGTCACGGCTGGCCTTCGAGGAGGCGGCTCGCGAGGCCGATATACTCATCCCGCCGTCAGGCGACGAAAGCTATACCCGTAGGTAGTTAGCGCGCCGGCTTCCTGTTCAGGTTCCGCGGGGCGAGAATATTCTCGTGGGTATAGTTGAACGGATACTCCAGATCATGTTAGCGTTTGAATTCTTACGGAGCGGTGGCGTATGGCGAAGCAGCTAACCTTCCCCTTGCCGAACAAACTCACACAGCGGGAGTTGGGCTCGATCTACTTCGACAGACTCAAACAATCGGTCACGCGCGAGGGCTGGCTGAAGAGTGCCGTCGAAAAGCGCGCGCTGGATAGAACCGGCGAACCTTGCCCATGGTATACGTATCCGGCTCTCCACTTCATTGCCGAGCGCATACTGCCTTCATGGAAAATTTTTGAATATGGCTCCGGACAGTCAACATTGTGGTGGGGCGCTCGCGTCGCTCGGGTCATTGCGGTTGAGCACCACAAGGGCTGGGCCGATCATGTTGCGTCTCAGGCGCCGAGGCACGTCACCATCGTGCACCGCGAATTAGAGTATGGCGGCGACTATGGTCGTGAGATTCTACAACATGAGTTTGCCTTCGACGTGGTGATCATCGATGGTAGAGATCGAAACCATTGCGCCAAGAGCGCCCTCGAAAGAATCTCCCCCAAAGGCGTTTTCATCTGGGATAACAGCGACCGACCTCGTTACCAAGATGGCTACGACATGCTGAAAGCTGTCGGGTTTCGGCGCATCGACTTTCACGGGCGTGGGCCAGTCAACATTAATCCATGGACGACATCGATCTTCTACCGATCCGACAACGTGATGGGAATTTGACCCGGGTGGTCAGCTATCCAGCCCTGTCGGCACTAACCCAGCTCCTGCGACGGCGATGACACCAGCCTCGGAACGACCGTCTTCGTCATAAGCCTGCTGGGCGTAATGCTGCGCGTCGATCATGAGACCCCGATCACTGTCGCCCAACCAGCGCGCTCCGGTCCAGCCCATGAAGATGTTGTCATTGTCGCGCGCCAACTCGCTCTGTGCAGCTCGGATCGGCGCATAACCGGGCAGATCCTCAGTCTTCCGAACCCCAAGCTGCCCGATCACGATAGGCAGACGGGAGCCGAGACCTGTCACAGTGCCGAGGCGGGTGGCGAGATCGAGGAAGGCGGCTTTGTAGGTTGCGGCCGACATCTCGTCGGTAGCGTCCGTCTCGCCGATGTTGACGGAGACGGCGCAACCGACGACGTTGAGTTTTTGGGCGAGGATATCTGCAATCGCGGTGTTCCAGTCCGCGACGGCCTGAAGCCATGCGCTTCCGCTACTGCCCCACCCGCTGCCGCCCGTGATCGACGTGCCGCCCTCGGCCGAGTTGATCAGGATGATGCCCAGCGCCCCACCCGAAGCGCGCCAGATCGTGTCCGCAAGCGCTGGCCCGAACGAGCCCTTGCCGCCGCCTGATATTGCGTTGGCGTCGTTGCCTGTCGGGTCGGCAAGGTGGGCGAGCAACCCGGTCGAGCGGACATATTTGTACGCGACGCCTGCGGGCACAGCGACGCTGGAATGGAGGGGACCGCGCCCCGCCTTGTTGGACTGGCCGACCGCCCACACGATGACGTACCCGACGGGTGAGCTCTCCGGCCCCAGCGTCCGCCGCTCCAGATCCTGCACGCGGCTGTTGAGCGTGCCCTTCTCGCGAAGAAGGAATCCGATGTTGATCCTGGCGGAAGTAATAGCAGAACTTGCGGTGAACGAGGACACGTTGCCCACGCCCGAACCGGCGTAGTAGTAGCCGCTCCAAGGTGTCGATGCGTTCACCGCCACCACCGGATTGCCGAACAGGCCGAGATACTGTCCGGCTTCGACTTCGATCGGATTGTCGAAATAGACGGTCGACAGTCCAGCGGGCAGGCTGACGATCTGGTCGGCGCCGTCCTGCGTCCAGTTGTTGCCGGCGCGGTCGAAGACCTTGATCGCGATGCTGCCTGCCACGATCGCGAAGACCGTGATGCCGTAACACTCCATTCCAGCGCCGGCAGCCTGCGCGATAACGTAGGTCGAATTGCCGAGCGCCGTGCCGGTGACGGGCGACGGTTCGCCGAGGATGACGGGATCGGATGAGCCGACACGATTATTGATGTCGGCAACCTCGCCGGCCAGACCCTCGGGATCACCAGCGATTTGCACAAACGCCAGCTCGGTCGTCCCGACGACGATCGGCTCTTTCGTGGCCAGCCCAAAAGATTTGCCACCACTCTCCGTACCGTTCTGTACATAGACCGTCGCGCCAAGCAACTCGGTTTCGCTGTCGGCATCCGTGGCGCGTGTCGGCGCACCCGAGGCGCTGACGATGTAGATGCCATTCTGCGCAGCGCTGGCCTGGTCCTTGACCAGGATGCGGTTGCCGGTCGCCAGCACAACGCCGTCGATCGTGTCGCCATTCTCGAAAGCGTTGGCAAGATTGCCGTTGGCCGTGGTGGCCGCGACCACCGGCTCCTTCCGCTGTGCACCCGAGACGGCATCGATGCGGTTCGACAGGGCGGCAAGGTCTTCCTGGCTCGCCCTGCTTCCGATATCGACAATCATTTCCTGCGCCAGCACAAGCGCGTCGCCCATGCTGGCGCCGCGGGGATTGTTGCCCCCGTCAACGGGCGCATAAACGTCAGCAGGCGTCTTGGTGTAAACCGCCATGGTGTGTTCTCCAGATTGTCAAAGGTGCAGGCTGCTAGCCCGGAGGCGGCCCGACGATGGTGATGATGTTAGACGAAGGGCTTTCAGAGCTGTCAGACGACCGTGAGATGGCCCTGTAGCTGACGGACTCGCTTACACCCGGCCCGGCGGTCTCGTAGGTTGCGGTCGCCGTTGATGGTCTCGCTAGCTCAGATCCGAAATCCGACCATCCGCCGGGAGCTGATCGTTGTAGGACGGTTTCTACAACCGACAGACTGTCACCTGTCTCGGCATAAAAGGTCGGATCGCCCGTGCCGTCGTCTGTCCTGACGAGAACCGGCGCGACGGGCGCTGTGTTGTCGATTGAGACCGGCCCGACCGAGAGCAGATCCGACCAGTACGAACCTTCCTCGTCCGCATTGAAGAAGCGCACACGGAAGTCAGCGTTCTGGCCTTCATAGTCGGCGGCGGCGTAAGCATACCATGTATTCGATGGGGTGGGCGGCACGCCGGCCGGAGGCGAGCGGTATTCCACCATCGAAGCCCATGGTTGGGGATTGCCGCCCGAGAACGTCCGCCGCGTCGCCTCGGCTACCGTTCCATCCGGCACACCGGCGAACCTGATCCTGATCTCGCGGGAGGTGTCGGGATACTCGACCTGCGCGTATTCGACCGGCGCGGCGGGCGTGTCCAACTCACTCTCGTATTCGAACGCCGGCAGGTCAGGAGGCGGGGTCGCTTCCATCGTCGCAGGGATCCACGGCACCTGAAGCTCGGCCGGAACCACCGTCACCGGGATTTCGCAGGTGCAATCAGCCTGATCGGTTCTGACCGGGCCTTTCCGGCACTTCAGGCTGACCGGCTCGCCATCCTCGCCGACATCGGGCACCTGAATGGTGACGACGCGCTTGCCCCATGTGGCGAGACCGGCCATCGTCGTTTTGATGAGGCCGCTTTCGGCGCGCGCCTCGTAGAACATGCGCCGCGCGATGCGCGATGCCTGATGAACATTGTCGCAGAACGGCAGTCGCACGCGCCGCTCCTGATCGCCATAGACGTTGATGTCGTGAGCCACCCTCGCCCACGCGACGCCACTCAGATCGCCCTCGGCTATCTCGTACATGCGTTCGGGCGAGAAGTACTCCAGCGTGCAGACATTCGGCCGCTTCGCTCCTTCCGGCCCGGCCGACAGATCGTGGTCGATATAGGACGAGGCGATGCCGTCCTGTTCGCGGCTCCACGGCATCACGAGCTCGGTGGCCGGGTCGTCCTCCAGCCAGGCAAAGGTATATTTCCCCTCCGCCGTCTCGCGGACCTCGAGCCCGGCCGAGTCCAGCATCTCGAGAACGATGTCCGTGGTGAGCGGGCCTTCCCATCCGCCGGAGAGCGTGCAGCGCGGCGCGGTGCCGCCGACGACAGGAACAAGCGCATCGGCCTCGTCGGCACGATCAGCGATGTCGGCCCAGTCGAGCATGACGTTCGACCAGCCCGGCAACCGGCTGATCCAGTGCGCGCACCAAAGGACGCCGTTGCGCGTCCATGCGGTCTCGTCGGTGCGCGGGTCATAGGCGCGGCCGACTCGGGCCAGTATCTTCACCGGCTTCACGCCGCCGGTCAGCAAGCGCGGAAACCGCTTGTTGCCGGTGCCGGGATTGATAAACGTCAGCAGCGTCTGGCCGATGCCGGCGACACGATGGTCGTCCGTCCACAAGGTGGGGAAGTCTGCCTTCAGCTCATCCCACGCGGTTTCCGTGCCGTCTCCAGCCTTCGTGCGCAGATAGAGGTTCGACCCGGAGACTTTGGTAAAGGGCGGGCTGGAAACCGCCCCATCCTCCTCGACCGTGATGGAGCGGCCGTCGTAGAAGTATTCTTCCACGGCGTCGATTGGGCCGAAGCAATGCAGAACCAGCCGATGGATGTTGTAGCCGGCCGTGTTGCCGAACCCGATCTTTCCTTCCATCATCACCCGGCCGAAGGCGTAGCGGCCGTGGCCTTCTGCACCCTTCGAGGTGTTTTTCAGCGTGTTGGGATCGGCCGCCGGCTGGCGCGCCAAAGCGTAGCTGGCCGCCTGCAAACCGATGTAGGCGCCCGCGAGCGCAATGTTGCCGAGAAAGGCTGCACTCACGGTAGGAAGCAAGCCGCCAAGGCCAAGCGACAGAAACCCGCCAATGATAATGCTACCGATCGACACGGGATCGGCATGGGCATGCACAGTCATTGCCAGCAGAGAACCGCCGGCCAGAAGCACAGTCTTCATCTTCATGTCAGACCTGCCAGACCTTGATCAGCAGAGGGATTTCCCGGACCTCGCCCTCGACGCGGCGCATGGTGATGTTCGGAACATAGTGGGTGCGGGTTCCCTTCTCGGCACGGCGCATGATGGTCTGCCCGAGTAGAAAAATGCCGCCGACCGGGCCCTGCGCGGTCTGGATGACACCGACATCGCCGATCTGCGGCACCCCGACGCGCACCTTCAGGCCGAGTTGGGCCGCGATGTGGTTCCAAATGTTGACGAGACCGCCCCACGCTTCGATCTGCTCATGCGCTTCTTCCTTGGTAGAGTAGTCGGGCCAATCGAACGTCTTGCCCGTCATCTCGGAAACCCAACGGGCAGGTAGCATCGAGCAGTCATCGACGCCCCACTCACACGGCTTACACTTCAACTCTTCGGCCATGGCGCGGAGCCGATCACCACGCTCTCGGATTTCTTTCGCGGTCAGCGTCATGGCTTGTAGACCTCAACGATGTCGGCCGAGATGTAGTCGAGTCCCTTATCACCGGGGTGCCGCTGGCGCTGCCCGGTCGGGCTCCACATCGACCCCATGGCGGGGAAGTTCAGCCCTTCGAACTCGCCGACGATCTTGAGCGAGATTGCACGGATCGCCGGACCGTTTATGACGACGCGAGGCGCGGTCAGGCGCCCCTGCATCATCCGTCGGAAAAGCACGAGCTGCTCGCCGGTTTCGGCGTCAAAGGTCGCGAAATAGAGATCGCAGGAGCATCCCTGGATTGCGTGGCGGTCACCCCATATCGACTTCAGGAACTCGCGGTTTGCCCCGGACATGACGACATCGACGGCTATCGCCTGCCCGAAATACGATTCCTCGACCGCGCCGAGGCCGACGAGCTGGCCGCCGAACGGGTCTGAAACGCCCTCCCATTCGTGGCCGCCGATCTCAACCGGCCCCATGCCGGTGTGCAGGCGGCGCTCGCCTGATGGGAAATCCACATGCGCGAACCACGCCGGCTGGATGTAGAGGCCGGACAAGACCTCGAAATCAGAAGGCGTAAACGTTGTCATTTCGAATTGCCTTGCATAGCATGTCGGTCACGGGAGGCGCCTCATGCGGTCTATTGTTTTGCTTGCAGTCGGTCTGCTCGTTGGGTGCGCTCAGACACCAGGCACCGGCACCGGTGCGATAGTTGGACCGTTGCCAGCCGCCGGCATCGTGGAAACATCCCCGGACAGCGCCGGTATTCAGATTGTCGATGTTCTTCCGGCCGGCGCTGTCGAGATAGGCGCGGTCGAAGGCCTATCGTGTCGCAACAGCGCACTCGATCCCGCGCCGACTGAAGAGAAAGCCACCGCCCAAGTTCGCCAAAAGGCGAAGGCTATGGGAGCGACGGGAGTTGCCGGTATCCGCTATGAACGCGGCGGCACCAGCTTTGTTACCAATTGCTGGTCTACGATCAAGGCAACTGGCACCGCGTTCCGCTATCCATCAAACTGACGCCGGACATACGGATCGATCACCTCGACGAGATCGACCGAGAACTCGTCGGTGACGGCAAGCCCTCGACGCGGAGGCAGGACGCCGGGCCTGGGACGCATGACGATGACCGGATGTAGCGTAGCGAAATCGTTCATTGTTAGCGCTTTGCGCAACCGCGGCCAGATTCGATACCAGCCGTCGCCGCGCTCCTCGGTGACGGTGTAGAGGCCGAAATGGAACGGGAAGAACCCGAACCACGAGCCCAGCGGCAGACGATGGCCCCAATGTTCGTCGGCCAGCCGGACAAGGTGCGAGCCATATGCCGCCGATGCCGCGATCTTGACCGTCGGCGCCGTAAGCCGCCACCCCATACCGTTCGACCATGGCATCCCGTTCGACCAGGTGAGGTCCTTCAGGCTGGTCCAGTCGGGGTCGGAGGGAATATCCAGCCCTGCGTCGCGAGGCGAGATCATGTCGGGGTCGAAAACCGGCAGGCGGAAGGCGTTGGCCCCACCATGAACGCCGATCATGCGCCCCCTTTGCGTCAACGCCCCAAGTCCCAGCTTGTGATTGAACTCGACGCTCAACGCGACGACATCGCCGACGCCTGCAAAGACCTGTTCGGACCCGTCCTGAGCCGTGTTCGAGCCAGAATTCCGGACCATTGGTCCCGAGACTGGATTGAACGCGACAATGCCGGCGTCGCTGAGCGAGATGAGCCGCGCCATCACAGCCCGCCTGCGGGCGAGATCGTCCGCGTCTTGCGGGTCCGACTGGTATCCATCGCGCCCAGCGCGATCGACGGGACCGCGCGCGCGACCCGGCCGGCGGCCGAGGCGCTTTCCTCCATGGCGATGCCCTTCACCACGCCACCGTCATCGACAAAGACGCCGCGAACGACAATTTCCTGCACGCCGCCGTGCCGCCCCTGTCCGCCCTTGCGCACGTCCACCATCTCGCCCGGCGTCGCGCGGAAGGCGACGAGCTGGCTGTCCGTCCCGCCGGTGCCGCCCACCGTGAACGAGCCGCCGTGCTGGAAGCCGACGAGGCCGCCGAGCAGGCTCTTGAAGATCGAACCGAACATGCCGCCGCCGAAGTTCATGTTCTGGAGCAGCGCGCGGCCGATCGAGCGGATGGCGTCGAGCGCCACGTCCTTCCAGCTCTTTGTCCCCTTGATGGCCTCTGCGATGCCGGTGCCGATGCCCGAGAACGCCCCTTCGATCGTGCTGGCGACCTTCTCGACCCCGCCCTGAACCGCGCCGGTCATGCTCCCAATGCCGCCGGCCAGCCCCTCCATGATATTGACGCCGATGGCATGGAGCACCCGCGAGGGCGAATGGATGCCCAGCAGCCCCTTGAGCGGGCCGACGATATAGTCGCTGGCAAGGCTGGAGACGCCGTCCCGGATCGTACCAAACAGCGATTTCATGCCGTTCCACAGGCCGGTCATGATATCGACGCCGATCTGGTACATCTGCCCCGGCAGCGCCATCAGCGCGGCGGTCACGTCCTGCGCGAACTGCACCACAGCCGCCGTCGCCCGTTCGATCTCCGGCCAGAACGCGACCACGGCGGCCGTCAGCCCGACGATGCCGGCAACGACGAGCGCGACAGGCGCGGAGATCGCGGCAATTCCGGTCGCCATCAGCCCTAGCGTCACCAGAACCGGCCCGATCGCCGCCGCCAGCCCGGCGATGATCGTGCCCCACTTGAACAGTTCAGGGTTCGTCTGCGCGAGGATCCGCACCAGCTCGGCGAGAAAATTGACGACATCCGTCACCATGTCGAGCAGCCCGCTCGTCGCGATTGCGATCGCAACCGCCCGCACCGCCTCCGAAAGCGACCGCATCGACGTGTTGTAGGCGGCGATGCCCGTGGCCTGGTCTTCCGAGATCACGGACGCGCCGGCACCCAGCTCGCGAAACGCCGCGCCGCCGTCGCGCAGGAGCGGAATGAGCGCCGTGGTGTCGGACGCCATCGCCTCGAGATAGAAGGTCAGGTCCTGCTGCGATGCGCCGGCCTTCACCAGGCTGTCGTAATAGAGCTGGAGCGCCTGCGGGCCGGAGAGGTCGCGGAAGGCGTCGGCCGTGATGCCGACCTTGGGCGCGATGTTCTCGAAGAAATCCGCCATCGGGCCGCCGCCGGTGGCGACGAAATCGCCGATCCGGTCGTTCACGTCCTTGTAGATGTCCGCGAGTTTCTCGCTTTCGATGCCGACGGTTCTGGCCGCGAAAGCCATCCGCTGGAATTCCTCGAAACCGGCATTCGAGATCTGCGCCGACTTCTCCAGCGCGGCCACGTCCTTGGCTATACCACCAACGGCCAGCGTGATCGCGGCGCCGGCCGCCGTAATCGGCGCCGTCACATAGGTGGACATCTTGGTGCCCCAGCCCTGCAGCTTCTTGCCGAACTGGTCGAGGCTGGACTGGGCCGCTTTCACGCCCTCGGCCACCTGCGCCGTGTCGATGCCGAGATTGACGCGCAACGCGCCGATGACCGCGCTCAGTGACATCTAGCTTTTCCTTGCTCGCGATTGCGCCCAGCCGGCGAAGGATTGGAATTCCCTTTTCCAGTCCGGCTTTCCCGCTGCGATTTTGCTCCGCCGGCGCGGCATGAAATCCTTCAGGCGCGGCAAGGTCTTTTGCCGCGCGAGAGATTCGATGTGCCAGGCCAGCCATGCCCGTTCCTGATCCTGCCGGTGCAGCCGCGACGCGGTGGCGTCGAGGATCAGGGCGACCTCCCTGTATGTCAGCCGCCAGAACAGTTCATAGGGTTGCTCGGCCTCGATCCAGGCCGAGATCAGCGCGGCGAAGTCGGGATCTTCTTCGCCGCCACCGGAGGGTTTTTGCCGGCCGCTCCCGCGGCCGACGCTTTGGGGAACGCCAGGACGAAGAGCTTCTGGATCACGTCCGTCATCGCCTCGAGGCCGCCATCGGCGTTCAGCCGCATCACGTCCGCGAGCGTCATGTCCGGATGGTGATCCTGCATCGCCGCCCAGATGATGACGGCGACGAGCGTGAAATCGACATCGTCACCCTGTTCCTGCAACTTTGCGACGAGGGCTTTCAGGCTCAATCCGGTCTCGCCTTGCAGGCAGGCGAGCGCGTTGAGCGTCAGTTGCAGGCGATAGGCGGCGCCGTCGGCCGTCAGCGTCACGTGGCCGCGTTGGGGGTTGCTCATGTCGTTCCCCCTATGCCGCAGCGACCACGGCCGAGGTCTCGGCGGTATGAACCTCGGTCGTGAAATCGTCGTTCTTGCCGGTGACGGCACATCGGATGGCATCGCCGGCATCACCGGCGACCGGCACGTAGGTTTCCCCCTCAGCGCCGACGATGTCGGTAAACGTGCCGTTGCCGGCCACATCCGATTGCCACTGGAACGAAACCTCCATCGCGCCCGCCCAGTCGCCCGGCTCGACGGTCAGCGGCACCCCTGCCT